TTCCGCCAGTACACCACATTTTCCAACGATCATGGCCAAAGTTTCCAACGGCCGTAGTGGAAGTAAATGCCCTCTGATTTACTGAGAAATCACCGTTTATAATACGATTGATGTTTGACTGACTTTGCAGGCCGACACCTTGGATACCCTGTGGACCACGAACATTCCCAGCATTTACGGTCGAACTATCATGTTTAGTAAGAATCAAGTTATCGCCGGAAATCGCACCGGAAACAATTGTGGCGGCCTCCATAGCCAACATTCTAGCCGCTGTAAAACCGGTAATAGTAGCCATGTCGCCTCCTAGCCTGGTGTGTCTGAAACGGTGTAAGTATCTGCGTCAGAATATGACGCATTCGCTGCATTAATTGAGAAAGTAGTCGAATCCAGCATTGTGATGTGTTCTCCATGATCTTTCGCGGACCAAGTGCCGTCGCCATGATCTGTGATTCACAAAGACGCCCAAGTGACTGACCAGTCGACCAACTCTTGAAGGGAAGGTAATTCAGGATCTGTATTTTCTGTTCCGTAGAGAATATCTTCGAGATCTAACAAAAGACCCGGCGGCAATTCAATTGTGTTGAAGACCAAATGTGCCGTAGGTCTATACCAAGAAACATTCTCGGGGATACTCGTAAGATGCCAAGAGAACTCAATCGGTTGGTTTGTTGCGGTCAGTGTTTCGTACGTATGTGCATCTGGAATAGCTGTCAGATTGTAAATGACATGGATCAAATATCCGAGCTCAGGGTTAACGTCATTTCCGATCTTAACGCGGTAAGAGAGTCCGAATGACTTTGGGATTTGACCATCTACTAAGATGTTGTCGATGTCATAGACGCCTTCACATTCCAGAAACTCATCCGGATATGTAAAAGCTTTGAGAGTGGCTTGGAAATCATCTGTCGACTGAATGTCTTGGTATTTAAGGCCATCGACATAAATAGACTCAGTCTTTGTCTCGCCGAAATCCTCTTCGATTCCGGTTAATCCGTTCCAAGCTACCCCCGGGGAATTTTCCACATATAAAACTCCACGATCAATGCCGGCTTGATAAGCGCGATCCCCCGTCTGATTCCAAAAAAGTTTCGACATGTATTGTGACCCCTTTTCAAATTTGCGACATCAAGTCAGAATCGACGACAACTCCGAAAACGTAGGAAGACGTGGTATAGTTGAACTAGTCCCATATAAAATGTCTTCAATCTCACTCATAGTGTTTTGAGGAATTTTTCTTGAATCCAAAATATAATGAGACGTTGGTTTGAAGATCTCAGATTGAGGCGGGACCGTACTAATTGTCCAAGAGAAAACGACGGGGTCGACTGAAGAACTTAATGTTGAAGAGCTAGCTTCCGTTGGAGATGCCGTTGCGTTATAAACCAAGTGAATTTTATAGTTAAGCTCGTTTACCATTGAACGAAACGCCAAACCAAACATCACTCGACTCTGTTTTGTAAGGTAGACTCCAGGTCGAACGGCTTTGTTTCCAACGCATTCCTCAAAACCTAATGGGCTTGAAAAGGCTTGGAGCTCTAGAACAAAATCACTTGTGTCGACGGTTTCAAAATACTTAACGCCGTCAAAGTAAATCGGATTGATCTTCTTGTCTGGTGTCGATTCCTCAATTGAAACGATACCATTCCAAGAAACCCCGGGAACTCCAGATCGATAAAGGACTCCTCGATCAATTCCGCCTTCATAAGTGCGAGCATTGACCAAGTCCCAAATCAGTTTGGCCATGGAGTCCTCCCATCTCATCCGCTGGTTCCAAATTCGGACTTTCTTTGAGCATTTATCTCGCGATTTCGAGCCAGAATCTCACTTCGACTCATCTTTCGCTGCTTACCGTCTTTCAGATTGAAAACCTTGATGAGCGTAAATAGTCGATTCAAATGCCAGCGCTCAAACTCAATTGGAATATTTAATTTGATCATCCAGTAATAGATCAATTCTGCAGTTATAATTTCTCGACTCTTCGGTTCGTTCTTATTCTCAGTAAACCAAGTAGCCGTCATCTTGGCATCGATGTAAGCATGCACCTGCTCGAAATTCTCTTTGGAAATCCTTTCAATGACTTCCTCAGGATAATTGTCATTAAGAATCATTGCTCGAATATAATCAATAACTTCCTGGTCTGTATGCTTCTCTTTGCTCAGAAACGGTTTTTCATACAAAGACTCCCATTTTGACAGCGAGACCAGAGAATGCTCTAGCTCCAAAACAAATCCCTCAGCATTTGTAAATTCTTCTCGAACTTCATCATAAAGCTCGATTCCAGGAACTATAATTCGAAGCATTCTCTGGTCTCCTAGTCATATAACGTCGACTTAGTAGTTGAACGTCCAATCCGTATCGCCAACAAGACGGTAGCCAGTATTGGCAACAGCAACGATGTTCGAAACCTGCCCGGTCGTCATAGCGCTCTGTGCACCAGCAGTCTTGACGATACCATTGATGTACCAAGTAACGCCAGTCACAGACGGAAGGGTCACGATGTGCGTTCCAGCAACATAAGTCGGCTGGTTAGCAGGAGTGCCGAGATCAACTGCAGTCAGTGTCGTCGTCAAGGCGGCAATAACAGCCGTTGGCGTCGGAAGCAGAGGATCAACGCCCGCCGTTCCATACAGAACAAGCTCCAACGCTGCCAGTTTGGTGGGATCCACCTTAGTCGAGTCGATCGTAATAGAGGCAGTAGGCTTATAACCAGCAGTCACGACCGGGGTAGTCGTGATCTCCCAGCTAAATGTAATGGCTTCGGGAGAATCGTTAACCGTGGCATAAGCCTTCTCGGTAGGGGCAGCCATAGCACCATAAATGAGGTGGAGCTTGTAACCCTTGTCGGAACCAACCAGATCGTCACCGATCTTAGTTCGGTAACACATGCCGAATGACTTACGAGCCTGCTGGCCAAGACGAAGACCGGCAAGTGGCGTCGCAGAACCATCGCACTGCGCGAACTCCTCCGGATAGGTAAACGCCTCGATCGTGGCACCAAAATCCTCAGCCGAAACAAGCACCAGGTACTTCATATTATCGGCATACTGAGCAGAAGCCTCAGCCCCTGAAGGCGACTCAGTAACGGTTGTCAGACCGTTCCAAGCGAACCCCGTGTTGTAAATACCATTAACGTCGGGAATATAGAGAACGCCCTTGTCAACGCCGGTCTCGTACAGACGAGTGCCTGCGCCATCCCAAGTAAGTGCAGTCATGATCTTCCTTTCTAAAAGAAGAGAGTAAAAATGTAATGATTGAGGTTGTCTGCCGGAAAGGATCTCTCATGAGAACACAACGGCAAGGCGGCGATTTTATCGGGAATTCCACTATCCGGATTTCGATCGATTACCGTCACCTGATAACGTTTCGTAAGGTTATAAGGTTTGTTGTCGGCATGGATAGCAATAGTATTATCGAGCTCATACACGATACACGGATACTTCATCTGTACGTTGGCAGGAGGTTGAAAATATACGTGTTCGCTTCCAAGCAAAGTCTCAAATAGAATCTGGAGCTGTATACGTTGGCCCATTATAGACACCTCCCAACCTCAAAAGTAGACGGGGACTCTGCACGGTGACATTTTGAACCACCCACAGAGTCCCCGCCCACCGAATATAACAGATGGCAAAGAAATGTGCATTCGCATATGCGTCAGCCACAATACTGATTGAGTTGCTAACCGAGAGATCGAAATTCAGTTTATCTTCTTCCTGAAGCTGTCTAGAATTATCAATAACGTCACCATAGTAATGGTCCTCGACGATCTGATCCTCCCAAACACCAGGAGCTGTCTCTACGGTTATTCCATACCCGATTTCTCCAGCAAACTTTGCCATTTTACTCCCCTAATTACGCGTCGCGGGTGAAGGTCCAGTCCGCGTCGAAATTGTGCGGGAAGTAGTAGCCGGTCGCCGGGGCCGCAGAGACCTCGGTGGTTGCGCCAGCCGCAATGGCTGTCTGAGCGCCAGCCGAACGGACAGTACCATCCTGCGTGTAGACAACGCCCGTGGTGTTCGGGATCGTCACAACACCAGTCTCCGGAACGAAGGTCGGGACAGCCGGGGTCACCTGAGTGCCACTGGCACGCGAGATAACAAGAGCCGACTTGAACTTCGTCAGAGCGCCGGACATCCGACCCTCAATCAGGTACTTGTACTGGTTGTAATCGATGTCGAAATCATCGAACATCGAGACCTGACCACCCTTATCCGCACCAGTGGTGTAATCAGAGAGATTGACCAGAATAGCGATCAGATCGCCACCCGACGTCGTCTGCGACTCCATAACCGGAACCGTGACGATGTCGCGCACGCGAAGGGTGAAGGCAAGCTCCTCCTTCGACGCGTAGAGCCGGCGGCCCATCTTGTCCTTGATCAACAGAAGGTCAGTAAGCAGACCCTCAGTCATGAACAGATCCGGGTTTCCGGTTCCACGGTAGTACGGACGGGCGCGAAGGATAGCCTCGACGACAGCGTCGCCAACCAGGTTCGCCGCAACGACAACCTTGTGGGCGTAGAAGTCCTCCTCGTAAGCGATCGGACGAATCGAAGTCTCATCGATCTTGTCGTCGTCGTCGATCTCGCGACCATCGCCAACCAGAACGGCACGGGCGATCTCCTCGTCCAGCATGAGACGCATCTCAGCCTTCAGCCAAGCCACGACATCCAGATCGGTGATATCGATGATGTCGTCACGATCAAGCTTCTGCTTCTTGTAGATCGTGGTTGGGGTAGTGACTCGCTTCTGGAGCGCGAACCACTCTTCCTTCTTCAGGCTCCCCTTGACGTAACCCTTAGCACGAGCATCGTCCAGAGTCAGATCCGCAGACATCGTCTTGATGCGCGAGAACGGAGACTTCTTGGTGCCGGCGAGAACAGCCGAGACCCACTCCTGGCGACGAGCAACAAGCTCGGGGGTGTTGGTCAGAGCCTTCGCATCCGGGAACAGATAATCGATGTTCTCGATGCCATACTCGACGGCGTGCTGGAGGAACGACTCCTTGAAGGAGCCATACTTCTTCGCGTCGGTGACGATAGCGGAAAGCTGATCGTGAGTAAGAGTCGCCTTGGCCTGAGGCGTCGGATCGCCAGTAGCAGAATCGTTCTGCTCGAAGATGTTACGGGTCATTTCGGTACCTTCCTGGTGTTCGAGGTTTTCCTCGTCATTGGTTTCGTCATCCTCAGACTCAGATTCAGACTCTTCGTCGTCCTCTTCCTCATCGGAGTGCTCTACAGATTCGTCGGCAGCCTCTAGAGCGGCTCCGATCATGAAGTGAACGACGTCCTTCTGCTTAGGGGTGAGAGAATCGTAGACATCCTGAACGGTCTCATCATCCTCGGACTCATCGTTCGAATCGTTGTCAGAATCAGCATGACCGAGATCAGTGTTCTCAAGAGGAAGACCCGTGTAGATGATCGCCTCATCCTCAAGAGTCTCAATGTCATTCTCACCGTGAGCAAGATTGATATTATCGATCAGCGCGCCAGGATTGGCGCCTGAAAGAACCAAACTAACTTCGCGAATGGAGCCGTGAAGGACCGACTTAGCCTTCTCGACCAGACGATTCGCGTAAATAGACAGAGACGTAATGTCTCCATGCTGAACAAGTGCCTTCGCACTCTGACCAGTCTCGGTGTTGTTGAAGAAACCGTAGGCATAGACGCCGTCGGCACGATTCTCCAGAAGAGCGTGGCCGAGAACGTTAGAAGGCTCGTTGTGAGCGTGCTGCCAAACGAGCGGAACCTTCTGCCCAGACTGATGCTTGAAAGCATCGGGCATGATCGTCCGGCCGTCGGAGCACTTGAGACCAGCCTTAGTGGCATAACCGCTGAAATCAGCTTCCATTTTGACGGGCTCCTTTCTTGTTAGTGTCAACGGCCTTTCGACGCCGTCTTGGACTTAGATTTCTTTTCGCTTTGTTTCTTAGCATCCTCA